GAAGCAACACTCAATAACTGGTTGAATGGAGACACTGCTTCTGCAGAATCTTCAAATGAACCAGGCACGTCGCGCGGCCCTACACCGATAGATGAACTGGCAACACTTGCTGCAGAGGTTAGTTCATCTGCTGACAAGGCTGATAAGAAGCCAGCTAAAAAGCCTGATTCAAAGAAGAAGTCACTCGATGACGCCTTCGCTGATCTCATGGAAGACTGATAGCAACTGTGCCCTGCTGAAAATGCTTCAGCAGGGCACTTGACTTGCACCTTGATGCTGAGACAACAGTTGATACTAAGAAAGTGAGATTTGTAAATATGGCTAAGAAAAAGCTTGAATCGAAGAAACTAGAATCTACTGAAATTGAAGTATCAGATGATTCAGTTCATGATATGAGTAGCACGCTCATTAAGGAATTAAATAAGGCATTTGGATCGCGAGTCGCATTCAATCTGTCAGAGGATGATGCACCGACAATTGTAAAGCGATGGATTGATTCTGGTTCAGTTCAGTTAAATTACATGATGCGCAATCTTGCAGGAGGAGGCTATCCTGAAGGAAGAATTATAGAGATTTATGGGGCACCATCTATTGGAAAGTCTCATCTTGCATTTCATGCTGCATTGAATACACAAAAGGCTGGCGGCTTAGTTGTCTATATTGACACCGAAAACGCCGTAAATCCACTCAAGCTAGCAGAGATGGGTATCGATGTAAAGAAGCGGTTTGTCTATTGCGATTCACATATGACAGAGGAAGTGTTTTCTATCATTGAATCAACAATCTTAAAAGCAAAGCAGATTATAGACAAGAACGTTCCAATTCTAGTTGTATGGGATTCTGTTGCTGCAACTTCACCAAAAGCTGAACTCGACGGTGAATATGAAGACAATACAATAGGCCTGCAGGCAAGGGTAATTTCAAAGGGAATGCGAAAGATTACTGGGGTTATAGGTCAAAATAATGTAACGCTGTTATGCTTGAATCAAATTAGAGATGCCATAGGCGTAAAATACGGAGATCCTACATGTGTTGATCCGCACACGACAAAAATTAAAGTAAGATTTAAGAAGGATAGCAATTTTGCCAAACTTCTAGAAGTAACGAAAGGAAGAAATGATGTTAAATGAACAATTTGTTGAAAGAGAATTCACATTTTCAGAGCTTGGAGGTATTTTGGGATTCGAATCATTTGAAGAAGAAGCAGATCTAAATATAGAAGATTTAGGACTTCAAGTAGAGACACCAAACGGTTTCTCAAATATCGATGAATTCTATGTAAAGCCAAAGACGACAGGCTATCAGCATGGTAGCTTGATTGCAAGCGGTGATCATAGAGTTTTCATCAATGGTCAGTGGACAAAGCTAAAGGACGCACAGGATGTTCTCTGTCTTAACAGAGATATTGAAGTTGTTGATATCTCTGTTCCTGATGGAAATTGCTATGTTGCAAATGGGCACGTAAATCACAATACGACCCCGGGTGGTTGGTTCTAAGCTGAGCTTCCCGTAATAAAATTCCGTGAATTGCTGGAAACTCCTTAGAGCTAACTTTGCTACAACGCGATTGGTAACGATGAACGTGAATGCAGAAAAAAAGTTAGATTGGACAATCAGCAGCCAAGCGTCAGGGTGACCTGATGAAGGTTCAGAGACTAGTATTAGTAATCTTACATTGAACTCAATACCTATCCATATGCAAGAAGAAAATACCTCGAGCGCGGAACAACCAGTACAGTGCAAGGTATGCAGTAAAGTCATGAAATCAATTGGTTGAAGATATAGTCCGACACTGTGAGAAATTTCAGTGATAATCGAAAGCAATCCCATTTCACTCATCAATTCGTGTGTATTTGACGTCAGGCAATCAGGTTAAAGACAAGGCAGGTAATGTCATAGGCATTCATGTTATTGTTACTATCAAAAAGAATAAGCTTGCAATTCCATTTAGAAAGTGCGAATTTGATATTATCTTTGGAAAGGGAATCGTCGAAGATGACTATATTTTTGATGAAGTCAGGTCTTATTGTGCGCCTCGAAAAGGTTTAGTAAACGGAAAAGTTAGAATCAATATATCAGGAACCGGAGCCTGGAAGGAATTTCAAGTCTCAGATATTGAAACTGGCGAGATAATTGAAGAGAAGAAATTCTATAAGTCAGATTTTGGTGCACTTATGAAAGATCCGCAATATAAACCGTATATCGACGCTGTTATTGAAGCAGCATACACTGTTGCGCCTGGTGATATGTTAAATGTAGAAAGTGAAGACGATGTTGTTGATGAAAATGAATGAATTAAACGTCAAGATTTCTTCTGAGGCATATTCAGTGCCTGATTATGGAACTGAAGGCTCAGCAGGATGTGATCTTAGATCATCAGAAGATATTATCTTAGGACCGGGAGACCGAGAATTGGTAGCCACTGGCCTCAAGATTGCAATTCCAACAGGTTTTGTAGGAATGATATGTCCGCGTAGTGGTCTTGCTTTTAAACACGGAATCACAGTTCTTAATGCGCCTGGGATTTGTGATGAAGATTTTCGCGGGGAGGTAAAAGTCATTCTTGTCAATCTGTCAAAGAAAGAATATTCGATAAAAAAGGGTGATAAGATTGCTCAGCTTATTTTTACGAATTATTCTCGTGCAATCTTCGAACAAGTAGATGATCTTTCTGAGACAGCTCGCGGAGCAGGTGGATTTGGAAGAACAGGACGATGATTGATGGTCAGATTATTTCTTGTTTAGGTGGCATCGCATTTGGTTATTTCCTTGGCAGGATTGATTCTTTGATTGACAGATTCAAAAAGACAGAATCAAGTTCATTCGTGTCTGAAGTAAACAGAGACAAGAAAGCGCCGCGGCGCCAAGTTGAAATAGACGATGCAAAGTTTGTAACAGATATTTCGACAGAAGATTTTCAAAAATTCGGAACAAATGACATCGGTATTGTCACAAAGACTGCAGACAATATTTCATCTGCAAGAAGTAAGTTAGCAGAATTGAAAAAGAAAAAGGATAGATAAAATCATGGCTAAAGGATTAGACGTAGGCACATCATATATCGTACTCTCTCGTGAAGGTGAAGGAGGTTCTGTAGAATACAAAGACTTTCGTGACGCATTTTATGTCATTAAGCCCTCGACACCAATTGCATCAAAAATGATCGAAAAGGGTCTGGCTGGCAAGACATTCGTAAAAGATGCTGATGGTTCATTCATTATCTTGGGTAAGGATGCAATTGAGAAAGCAGTTGAACGAAATGACTCTGCAAAACGACCAATGTATCGAGGTGTTGTATCTGCGAAGGAAAAAGATGCAAGAAGAATTCTTTCATATATCCTCAAGGAAGTCGTCGGAAAATCAGGCAAAAAGGGCGAAAAGATAGTTTTTTGCATTCCAGCACAGCCTGTCGATCAAGAAGATGATGACTTTGATGTCGGATATCACGAGGATGTTGTAAAGAAGATCCTTGAAGAATGCGGCTATGATTCACGTGCAATCAATGAAGCAGAGGCTCTTTGTTATTCAGAATTATCAGATGATGATTACACTGGAATTGCACTTTCTTGGGGCGCAGGAATGGTTAACATTTGTGTGATGTTGAACGGTGAACCTGTTGTAAAGTTCTCAACAACAAAGAGCGGAGACTGGATTGACAGAATGGCTGCAGTTGCAACGGGAGAGACAGACTCTGTTGTTCAGGCAGAAAAGGAAGCAGGCGAATTTACAATCGGCGTTCCAAATGACAATCAGGTTCTTGCAGCAGTATCATCATATTATGATCGTCTCATTGACTATACTGTGAAGCAACTCTTTGCAACAATGGAAGGTCACAAGACACTGCCTAAGTTTAAGGATCCGCTCCCAGTAGTGATTGCAGGAGGAACAACTCAGGCAAAGGGATTCGTTGAGCTCTTTGAGAAAAAGTTACGCAGTTCAGGATTTCAATTGCAAATCAAAGAAGTTAGACATGCAAAAGATCCGTTACATGCTGTATCAAGGGGATGTCTTATTGCTTCGCAGATCCTTTAAGACATTGTATTTGTTATCTAGCATTTTGTAAGATCTTGACATGTCTGACGACCGACCTGTTTTCATTTTTGACGCGGCAAATGTTTATATTAGGGCATACTGCGCATATCCTCAACTCACTCCAAATGGAGATCAAATTGGAGGATGTGTAGGTTTTCTTAAAACACTGCAAAAATTGTGTCGAGAATATCAGCCTTCAAAAGTGTATATAGCATGGGAAGGTGGAGGTTCTCAACGTAGAAGAAAACTTTTTCCCGATTACAAATTAAATCGCAAGCCGGGCAAGCTGAATCGATTCTACGATGATGATATTCCTGATTCTGAAGACAACAAACAGAAACAGATGATTACACTGATTAACATTCTCAAATGTATGCCAGTATGTCAACTATATGTTTCTGATGTTGAGGGAGATGATATCATTGCATATCTTTGTCGTGGCCCGCTGAGAAATATGAATCGAGTTATCGTGTCGTCAGACAAGGACATGTATCAGCTACTTGATGACAAGACAAAAATATATTCACTTCACAAAAAACGCTTTGTCACAGATGCTGACCTGTTTGAGGAGTTTAGAATTAGATCTCATAATTTTGCATTGGCAAAGTGTCTATGTGGAGATGATTCAGATAACATACCGGGAATCAAGGGCATGGGATTTAAGACTGCTGCAAAGAAGTTTCCAATGCTAGGAAGTGATGAGACGATTATTCTTCAAGATTTGTTAAACTTTGCGGCGAGTCATTCTGAAGAGTCATTAGTCTATAAACGTGTGACAGAGTGTGTAGGGGATGTTAAACGAAATTGGCAACTTGTTCATCTAGACGGTAGTATGTTATCTGCAGATCAGACGAAACGAATTGATCATGCAGTAGATACATTTGTACCCACAGTCGATAAGATTGGAACCGTACGTCGACTCATCGCAGCAGGAATCACAGACTTCGATGTTGAAAGATTCTTCTATGAGATGTTGTCTATAGAAGGCCTCAGGTATTCATCTGGGAAGACCTGATTAAAAGGAAATCACTAGGATCGTAAATTATGAGTCAACAACTATCAAACGAATCATTTTCACAATTTGGTAAATCTTTTCAAGAGAAGCTTGTTCAAGCGCTCTTGGTAAATCACAAATTTTCTGAACAGATGATGGAGGTCGTTGACATATCATATTTTGAGGTGAATTATTTGAAGTTTCTTGCAGACAGATATTTCGCATATTCAACGAAATATAAAGTCTTTCCAACTCTGCAATTGCTTGTTACAATAATTCGAGATGACTTAAAGACAGGAACTGATCTAATCCTTAGAGATCAGATTGTCGATTACTTGCAAAGGATGAAATCAAACCCAGATCCTGGTGATTTGCAGTATGTCATGGATCGTTCGCTCGAATTCTGCAAAAAGCAGGCTCTTAAAAAGGCACTGGAATCTGCTGTCGATCAGATGCAGGCAAATAAGTATGAATCAATTGTAGAGACAATCAAGAAGGCTGTTCAGGTCGGAACAGCCCCGTCTGTCGGTCATGATTTCTTCAATGAACTTGATGCACGCTTTACACGTCTTAAAAGAGATACTATTCCGACGCGAATGCCAGAACTTGATAAAAAAGAAATTTTTAATGGTGGAAGCGGAAAAGGAGAATTGTTGTGCGTCGTCGGATCTTCCGGTTCGGGAAAATGCAGTGTACGCGATACATATATACAAGTCAAATACACAGCAGTTAAAATCAATGGAATTTCTCATCGGCCTTGGGATAAAATAAACACGACAAGAGGCCTTGTCTATGCAAGAGATATCATCACAGCAGATGAACTTATCTGAGTACTTTCACTGTAAACACTGCAATCATAAAATTAAAACTGAAAGCAGTTTGATTACACATATTAGACGAAATCATTCACAAAATTATTGTGACTATCATAAGATGTTAGCATCATACGACTGAGGCACTAGAAAAGATATCTAATTCACCACATCTAAAAAATCCTTCTTTTCGATCAACTCAAGAAATTGTGTTAGCTGATTGGTGTAAAAATACTTTTTCATGTTCAATTTTTGAAAATGCACAAATTGAAAGATGGAATGTTGATATTCTTATAGAATCTCGTAAACTTATAGTTGAATATTTTGGAACTTGGTGGCATACAGACCCTAGAAAATTTGATGATAACTATGTTCATGTATTCACAAGAAAAACAGCAAAGTCTATTCGAGAAAGAGACGCTCGAAAAATTGAATATCTAACATCTGTTGGTTACAATGTAGTTGTAGTTTGGGAAAATGACTGGAAAGAAAACAATGCTCGCGAAAAAGAAAGAATCATCGATGCTTACAATCGAATATAGTTCAGCAGAAGAGAGTATTTTGATTGGTGATCTTTTTGATCAGCTTGAATTTCATGAAAATGTTATTCCTAATGAAAGCGATGGAGATACGCTGATAGCATGTCAGTGGCCAATTGAAGTGTTATCTTTAGATGGTTACTACGATATTGAGGGATTTCGCTGGACAAAGCCTGAAAAAACTGTTACACTTACACATCTTCCGCTTGATTCTGATAACGAAGAAGAAATTCCATTTTTAAAGTGTGCACCTGAGCACTTGGTGCTTAGACAAAATACTAGTAAAAGCTCAGACTGGGTCTTCGTAAAAGACCTCTTGCAAAATGATGTTATTATTACTTCTTCAGGATTGCGTCGTATTCTTGACGTATCAATGACAGATGTTGTAGAACAGCGACTGTGTGATTTACAAGTTGGAATAGCACATTCTTATTTCACAAATGGAGTGCTTTCACATAACTCACACTTTCTTGTCATGATAGGTGCAAATGCACTACGTGAAGGCAAGAATGTCTTGCACTACACATTTGAACTATCTGAGACAGGTGTCGGAATTCGATATGATTCAAACTTATGTGATATTGATTCGAATGATATCATAGATCGCCGCGATGATGTGAAAAAATATTATGACAATAATACGCTTGGAAGACTCTTCATCAAAGAATATCCAACGAATACGGCTTCAATATACACGTTAAAGTCACATATAGAACGCCTTGATCTAAAGGGATTCAAACCAGACATGATCATCATTGATTACGCAGATATCATGAGGTCATCACGCCAATATGATTCTTTACGTCATGAACTCAAGCTCGTATATGAAGAGCTAAGGGGC